AACTCACGCGGGTAGCCGGTCACCTCGGACCACTGGTTCGCGTGCCACTCGCTGACGCACCAGATTTCGTCCATGTTCCAGGCCGTGGTGGGCAGCGACTTGGCCGGGCCGTTGTAGGTGGCCAGGTCGTGTGCCCAGAGGACGGCGTGCTTCGCCTGGTGGTTCATCGCCAGCAGCTCAGGCGAGCGCATGACGATCAACAGGTCCACCTCGGTCGATGTGATGAACGGGGGATACTGGGCAATGTCCACGTAGCGGACATGGTCTGCGCCGATCCCGCCCGAGGGGAAGGCATCGGGGGCACCCTCCGGGGGTAGCGGGGTGAACACCGTGACGATATGGCCGTTGGCCTTGAGAGCCTTGGCTAGGTGAAGCGCCGCCACCTCGGAGCCACCCAAGGAGCGGTGGACCATGGTATCGGGGCCGAACGGCATCCCGCCGGTGACTATGACGATCTCAAGGGTCAAGTTGTTCACGGTGTGCCCCTCCGTGTTGGATGAAAAGCGGGCGGCGGGTCCAGCCGGGGCACCAGCTTTCCCCACCGCCCTTCCCTCGGCCGCGCGCTTTGGGCTAGACAGCTAACCGGGGTCGTGCCCTACCCCGGGTAGCATCCCTATGGGGCGCCGCTGTTGACGATGATGCGGAGCCCAAGGTCGGGCGAGACCACCTTCTCACCCTGGTAGTATTCAACGTGCAGCTCATACACCTTGCGCTTCGGATCGTAGGGGTAGCGCGAGACAGTGAACTGCTGGCCCAGGCCGGGGTTGACCCATCGGAAGGCGTTGATCCAGGTATCGGTCTCGCGGCCCGGCAGCGTGTTGGTGTGCGCCAGGATGATCGAGTCGGAGCCCCAGATGTCGGTGTAGGACCAGGAGCCGTTGATCGTCTCGACCTCGCCGAAGGTATTGGCCTGGGTCGCCGGGGTCAGCACCCGGTTGATACCGATCAGCCCGGCCAGGTTCTGCGCGGTCGGGATGCCGCCGCTCTGACCGAACAGAATACCGGAGAGCTGGGAGTTCGTCGCCAGATACTGCCGAACCGTCTCCGGCATCAGCATCGTGTTCGGCATCATCCCGGTCAGCCGCCGGAACTGCTCCTTGTAGGCCATCAGCTGCTGGTAGATCGGCGAGCCGGCATTGTGCCAACCGCAGCCGACCAGCGTCACGGTGCGGACGTTGGAGGTGGCGACGGCGAACTGCGCGATGCGCCACTCGTAGTCCACCATAAGCCGGTCCATCAGGAACTGGGAGTGCGACTCCGCCCAGTTCCAGATTGCGTCGGCGTTGACCTCGTCCTCCACCGCCCAATCCGTCGCCAGCGCATAGTTATTGGCGAAGAAGGTGTCGGAGGCCACCGAGAAGTGGACCTTGCGCGGCTCGGTTCGCGGCGCACGGAGGGTGAGACCCGCCTCGTAGCGTGCCCACTCTCCGTGTTTGAACTTGAAATACATGTCCGACTGCTTCTGGACGGGCGTGATCGGGATGAACTCATCCGCGATGAACCCGGCAGGGCGTCGATTCATGACCATCTGGGACAGCGGCACGTCAACGTGGAGGCTGCGCCCCGTCATCGGAAGAAGCATGGCTTACAGCTCCACCTTCACGAATTCCATGGTGAAGAGCGACCCGGAGGCGCACGCGCTCCTGGCTACCCCGAGGATTTTGCCGCTCAGCCCGCCGCTGGTGGCGTTCGTTGCCCAGCCCGAGCCATTGGCGCCGGAGGCGGCGGCGGTGATGCGGTCGCCGATGGCGATGGCCTTCCCGGCCCGAACACGGCATTCGCCGGTGACGACCACGGTCGCCGCCTCGTATTGCCGGGGCTCGTTGAACAGGATGCCGTGGCCACGGCCGCCCGCGGCGTAGTCCGCGGCGTTCGGCTCGCTGGTGGCAAGCTCAATGATCCTCCACTGCATGTTGGTGAAGTCGTTGAGCGCCTTGAGGGTGATGCAATCCTCGCGGACATTCCAGGCCATGACTCACTCCCCCTTCGCGTAGCGGGTGGCCAGCTCGCCGTTGTCACGGAGAACGGTGCGCACCGCCTCGCCATACTTGACAGCGCCGTTCGAGGCGCTGACGGCCGCGTGGGCGAGGTGATCGACCTCTTGCGCCGCGGTGGCGAAGTTGTTGGACTCGCCGCCGGTATGCTGGCCGCCGGCCCGCTCCTTGATGTCGAGCTGGGTGCCGAAGCTCTGGAGAAACTCCTTGAACATGTCCAAGGCCGGCTTCTCGGTGCCGCCGAAGTTGACGGTCCCCTTCATGGTGGTGCCGAAAGCCAGCACCGTCTCACGCTGCTTCGGCAGCAGCTTGCCGGCGCGGATGGCGTCGTCCACAAGACGACCCATCTCGGCGCTGGCGTAGGTCGCGGCCTGCTCGGCCAGCTTCGCCTCGGCCGCGGTAGCGCGGGCCGTGAGCGTCCCGACCTCGGCCTCCAGGTCAGAGAACCGGGCCTTATGGTCGGACTCCTTCTCGCCAACCGCCTTCGTTACGGCGGCGGCGATCAGCGAGTCAACCTGATCTTGGGTGAACATTGATTGATTGACCTCTTTGCTGAAGATGATCGGCGCCGCCTCGGTCTTGGCGGTAAACTGGTCAGCGTAGAGGGCGCTGGCCAAGCCGGCGAGGTCCTTGACTGCCGGCATCTCAGTTCCCAGGACAGCCACCGCGGACAGGACGGAGCCGAACTTGCGGCCGTCGTGCTCGATGACCCCTGGGGGGAACACTTCCGCGGAGACATTGTGGTATCGACCAGCCTGCATCATCCCGAGCAGCGCGTCGGGGACATGGGAAACGTCCGCGAGCAGCTTCTTCCCCTCACGCCATACCCGGTCGATCCAGCCCAGCGTCGGGATGCCGACGCTTTGTCCAAACCACTTTTGCGCCTCAGTGTGCCCCAACTTGAGGTGCGGCTTAACGACGTTGGTCCCTTTGAGTGAATCGAAATTGCTGACCAAATCGTCCAGATCGGTCTCAGAGATCGAAACGGTCTTCCCGTTCCCTGGTTTCCAGGTCCCGGCCCCGAAAATCTCTAGCCTCTTGATCTCTCCAGACATCCGTGTGAGCCTATCGCAGATGTTGTGGGACGGAAAGGGGTATTTTCACCGGGAGCTGGGCCGCGCCTAGAGGGCGAGGACCAGCCCCGGGAGGTCGTCGTCGTGGGCAGCGAAGGGCAGCGTCAACAGCGTCTCCACCTCGCCATTGAGCGGGCGGTTATTGTCGCTGGAATTGCCGATACGGAATGTGGTCAACAACGACCCAGCCGGGCCGTCCGTCATAACCTGGAGCGCACCGCCGTTGAACGACAATGAGCAGCGGCCAGCGGCGTCGAAGGCAAGGCCCGCGCGGAAGCTGGTTCCTGGGTTGTAGCTGCCAGCAGCGCTGCCCACTATGGCGACGCCGCCGATGACACGCAGGATAGCGATATTGACGCCGTTGTTGGGGTTCCAGAGACCCCAGCGGTTGTTGGTGGTGCCATTGTCCACTACTACGAGCGCCTGCGAGGCTGCCACCCCGGCCACCTGCGGGATCACGCCCTTGAACAGGACCGTCCCGGCGTTGTCCGGGAACAACGGCGCAGACGGCAATGAGATCGCATCCACGGCCCGGGTAACAGTGGCTGTGGTCGTCGGGATCGCCGGAGTGACGCAGTATCCAGCCTCAAGCTGGAGGTGATAGAGCAGGATGCCGCTCGCGCCATCACCGTCGAAGGTGCTGTTGCCGCCAGACAGCAAGTTCATGTCAAGAAAGGGCGATGCCGTAGCGCCGGCCGTGGCCACCATTGAACACAACCAGCGGCCCTGCCCAAGACTCTTCATTGCGCCCACAGCGGTCCCGGCGGTCGTGGTTGCTGCCCCGGTGGCAAGATTGAATGTGACGGTATGAGCAGCGCCAAAGGCCGATGTCCACGTCCAAGAGAAGGCGGTCAGCTCGGCGGACTTGGCGACACACCACGCCGTGTAGATCGTTCCCGAGGTCACAGAAGGGCTGACCCGCAGGTAGTGTGTGTTCGCGGCGGTGCTGTCCGCCCTAAGCTTCCATGCCTGCCCCACCCCGTCAAATCCGGTGCCGGCGCCTTGACCGACCGCCGCAGATCGGGTCTTGGTCCACGCGGCATTGGATATATCGCCAGACCACAAAAGCATATTGGTGCGGCCCTCATAGACCTGGAGGCGGGCGCCACCAGCCCAAGCCGCCACATTATTCGCGGCACTTTGAAGAACGCCGTTCTCGTCCAGGTAGCTCTCAGCGGACGCCCGGGTCACTGTTACTGCCGCGTCCAGCGCGGCGCCGTAGACAACCCGCCCGTAGGGGTGCCCGGGCTTCGCCGCAGTGATCAACCCGCGCCGCGAGACCGCGCGCGGATTAAGCAGCCGGGTCGGCCCCTCGATCAGCGCGCGCTCGGCCACTAGCCCAGCGCCAGCGAGAGGGAGCCGACCATCGAGTTGACCTGGATCAAGGTCGCCTTGTAGCCCCAATCCGGCAGGTTATACATCCCCGCCGCGGTGAGCGGCGAGGAGATGTCGGTCCAGTGGCAGCCGACGTTGGTGGTCGAATTGAAGAAGTTGGTCGCCCGCACCACCGCGTTGAAGCTGTTTCCCTGGATGTGCACCGTCGGCGGGCGCCCCGGCCGCGCCTCCGGGTTCACCATCAGCCCGTGGCTCCCGACCGCGGCGACGACCATCTCGGTGAAACGGCTCATATCTACGTCCTCATCGCTAGACCGTGGTTCCGGTCGCGTCCTTCCAGACGGTGCCGTTCCACCAGATTGGCTTGCCGAGGGTCGTGTCGAAAACCATTGTGCCGGCGTCGCCGGCCGCCAGCCCGGCAGGGCGCGCCACAGTGGTCGTGGCGGAAACCTGCGCGACCCGCAGCAAGTCGCCGGCGCCGGTGTGCCGCGCGAGGACGCCGGTAGCGTCCACCTGCAGCAGCCCCACCTGCGCCCCGGCGGCCCAGGAGCGCAGCGTGCTGCCGGCGGAGTTGAACGACATGGTCTCGCGCAGCGTCCCGCCGCTCTCCTCGGCCATAAAGCTCGCGCCGCCGCAGGTGACGACGATCGGGCTGTGTGCCCAGGTGGCGCCATCGTCGCTAGAGAACAGGCACTCGAAGCCGCCCGGGACGACACGCAGCTGCTCGACCCAGCCCGCACCGTCGCGCCAACACGCGAAGAAGTGCCCGGGAGTGCCGATCACGGCGCTATCCGGCCACTGGTCCCAGCCGCTCGTGAAGTCCACAGTGACCGGGGCCGACAGCGTCCCGCCGTTGAAGTCGGGGGTGCCGGCGCGGCTGACGAAGGTCCGTTCCATCAGCCAACCGCCATCATGACCGGCGCCGCGGCCGAGTTGACCTGCATCACGATCGCCCCGTAGTTGTAGGTGGGGAACTCGTAGATGCCGGCCTCGGTGATCGGCGAGGAGATGTCGGTCCAATTCGACCCGGCCCGGGTGGTGTAGTTGAAGAAGTTGGTTGCCTTCACAGTCAAGTTGAAGCTGTTCCCGACGATGTGGACAGTGGCAGCGTGACCGGGCCGCCCCTCCTGGTTCATCATCAGCCCGTAGCTCCCCACCGAGGAGGCGATCACCGTGGCGAAGCGGCTCATGGCTACCTCTTCTGTGTGGTGTTGGCGCCAGAGCGCACCTTACCGGGCGTGGCCGGCCCCTTCGTGGCGCGGTTGTTGTTCTTCGCCGCACCAGCGCCAGAAGCATTCGGATCGTTTGGAGATGTGCCCACTGGGGGCGGCGGAGCACGCATAACCTCGTCCTCATCGCCCTCCTCGCGCAGCGGCGCCCCGAGGATGGACCGCATGTAGTTGATGTCGTCCTGGTCGGCGTCCAGCATCCCGGCGTTGAACATGTTGATCATGGAGTCCACGATCTCCACCGCCTCGTATTCGCCGTAGTCGCGGAACACGAAGGCAGGGTAGTCGGTGACGCCCGGGAAGTTCATGTCCACCAGCGGCTTGACGACGCGCTCGGTGTAGATGTTCTCCAGGTCCGTGGCGATGTCGTTGGCGATCTTCATCAGGACGCGGAGGTGGAGTCGGCTCTGGGAGTCGGAGCCCCGCTTCACGTCCACGCCCATCCCGAGCAGCGCCGGGACCAGGATCGCCCGGGAGATGCCTATGTCGCAGTAGTTCAGCGCCTCGGCGTAGCCGGCGGCACCGCCCCGGGTAGCCTCGATCAGCTCGACGCTGACCCCCTCGGGCACCAGGATGTCGGAGCGGGTTGAGAGCGAGGTCAGGATGTCCTGGAGGGCCGCCTTCAGCTCCGGCGCCGCCCCGGCGGGATACTTCATCGCGGTCAGCGGCGAGCCGAACCGCTCCAGGAACACGTTCCAGAACTGGGTGACGAACTTCTTCGACCACCAGGCCCGGTAGGCGGCGCGCAGGTCCGACACCCCGTAGGCATTGCCGAAGTTGGACTGGTAGGCGAAGTGGATCACCTTACCGGGCTCTATCACGATCTCGTTGTTGGGGTATGTCGAGACGCCGCGGTTCGGCACATGATAGCCGCTGATCTGGCGGAAGCCGATAATGTTCCCGTGGATATCCACGTCGGCGCGCAGGAACTCCGGGTCGCGGTGGCGGATGTCGCGGAGCACGACCTTGAGCCCCTCGTCCTTCCACTCCTTCACTTCCCATAGTATCTCGCCCACCGAGAAGCCGAAGTCCAGCGCCGACAGCGTCTCCCGCATGATGCGGTTCCACTGGGTCTCCTGGAGCACGTCCATGACGAAGGCGGCGTGTGCCTTCGCCTTCTCCCCGGCGTCCTTCCCGCCCACAGGCTCGATCTCCCAGTCGCGCTGGTGGACCAGCACCTTCTTGAAGGCGAGGCAGGCCTTCACAGTGTCGTCGGCCAGCATCTCCCGGTAGGTGCGGAAGCCCTGCCGCAGCAGCAGCTCGTCCGGGTTTGTCAGCTCGTAGCCGGCCCGGCCGCGGCGCAGCGAGAACGGCCCCGGCCAGCTCATCAGCTGCCCCATCGAGGCCACGGTGACATCCCGCTCGATGTCGCGCGGGCGGCCGGGGCCGCGCCCGGTGCGGGCGCGCACTGCCTCAGCAGTCCGGGTGGCGAAGGCGGCTACGTCATCGAGGACGCTCATGAGAACTCCCGGAAGTCCTGGACCGCAGTGGGTCGGAGCCGGCCACGCTCCAGCGACTCGGCCAGCCCCATAATCTCCAGCGGGACCGCGTTGATCAGCGAGTAGAACGGCGCCAGCCCCATGACGAGCGCATCTGCACGGTCCGGGCTCGCGTCCTCGCCCAGCCGCTCCCGCATCTTCCGCTTGGTCTCGACCTGGATCTTGTCGCGGTCGTTGTAGTCGTATTTGACCGAGGCGATCTGGTTAATCAGGGTCTCGTCGTCGGGAATGCGCACCATCTTACGCTCAAACAGCCGACGCACGTTCCACCAATCCCGCGAGCGCCGATTGGCGAACATCCTAACGTCCTCGTCCGGGTCGCCGTTCGCCTCGCTGACCGAGCCACCGCCGTGATACGGAGTGATCGGGAGCCCGGCCCGCCGGGCGCCGTCCACGACGCCGCCGCCGACGCCCGGTTCGTCCACGATGATCCGGGCGACCGTCACCTCGCTTTGCTTGTAGTGCTCATAGAGGATATCCACGCACTGGCTTGTCGAGGTCTTCGGCCATGTCTTCATCCACAGGCAGTGGCGCCGCCGAAAGGCCGCCAGAACGGTCTCGTCGCCACCGAACCGGGCGACATCCATCGAAAGGGTGACCGGGTCCGCAATCGTGTCCAGGATCGGGAGGGAGAGCCCGGACGCCGCCTCCGCCCAGGCCAACGGCACCACCACATCGTCGGCCATAGACGGAAACAGACCACGGACCCGGACATCGTAGACGGCGCTGTCACGACCGTATTTGCGCGCCATCGTCTGTCTGTAGGCTTCGCTGACGCGGGGCGAGACGTAGATCGTCCCACCGTCGCGGTCCTTCGGCGCCACGTTGTCGCCGGAGATGGTGAACCGCTCGTAGAGCATCTTGTTCTTGGTGAAGGCCGAGTAGAACTCCCCGGAGGTCTGCGTCGGGTTGCCCGCCATAAGCAGCAGCGCCTCAAGACCGTTCTCGTCGGCCCCGGTCAGGATGCCCTCGATCACCTCGAACACGTTCTGCGGGACGCCGCTGGCCTCGTCCACCAAGACCAGGATGTTGTCGCCGTGGAACCCCTGGAGGTTCTCCGGCTTGTTCGAGGTCCGCGCAGTGGCGAACCAGGTCTTCGGTGCGCTGCGGGAGCGGATATGGGTCTCGGATATCTCCCACTGGGCCCGCAGCTCATCCGGCATCCGCTCGTGCCACTTCGCCGCCTCGGGCCAGAGGATGTCCTTCAGCTGCGCCTGGGTCGGGGCGGTCGCCACCACGCGGCTGTTCGCCCGGGTATTGAGGTAGTAGAGCAGCGCCCAGCTCTCGGTGGAGGTCTTGCCGACGCCGTGGCCCGACTTCACCGAGACGCGGCGGGAGGAACCGGGCCGGAACAGCGCGTTCAGGATGTCGCCCTGGTAGCCCTCGGGCGTGGTGTTGAACCAGTCCTTGACCGCCTCGACGGGGTTGGCCCGCCAGTAGGCCATCGCCTTGATCAGCCGGTCGGTGGCCCGCGGCGTGGCCGGGACCGGGTCAACCGGCGCCCGCGTCCTCGGCCGTCCCGCCATCCGCCTCGTCCTCCTCGGTCAGCG